CTTCAGCCAGAATTGCTCTCTGGCTGGGTCGTGACTGTCTGTTATAAACCTCTTCAACGTCGACTGGGTCTAAGGTGTGGCGCTGTTCTGCCGGAATGAGGAAATGAATAAATTCGTCCATCGTGTCCAACATAAACTTGCTCACTGGCAACTCTTTCGCAGTTTGCTCCTTGACCCTTTTGTCAACCATCCGCTCCTCATTATTAAGGCACACATCGGGAACGAATCCACCGTGTACCAAGGGAGCCATGAATGCTTTCATACCAGCCTTTGCGTCCTCGTCATATTCTGCAGGGCGGCGTACCCATTGAAATCTTCTCACAGCATCAACCAACGAAACTCTCTCTTTCGTCGGCGCTTTGCTGAGATGAAACTCCAACAGCACCTCACTTGCCACCTTAGCCACCTTGCGGCCTTCCTCATCAACATCCAGCTTTGATAGCACAGATGCACGTGTCAGCTTGCCAGATATAGTACGTGCCGTACTGGCAACGATACTGTCTACGCTAGCAGGTACGCTGCTTGAAGCATATTCACCGGCTATACCAGTGACAACTTCCAGCCCTCCTGGCTTATTCACGTAAAACCTGACGAACTTGTCCGTGATGGGGTTGAACCTACGCAGTGGTTGTGCTTGGACCCTGTTCCTGGCCAACCAAACCATAATCGGATTCGTAGTGCGCACTAGCGGTGCAAGAAGCACAAGCTGATGGTCTGGGCCCATCTGCCTGCGTTCTACCGCATAGCACGCCATGGCAATGTCAATGCCCAAGAATTTCGTTGTAACTCTCAGACTATCACCATCCCAATTCCAAATATGGTGGCTGTACTGGCCACCACCCGCAACTCCATACTCCACCCTCCCGTCGGCCAAGAAGCGGTAATGATAATCACCACTATCCTTGCCAGCACTGGATGGAACCAGCGTGTAAAACTGGTATGGTTGGAAACGTTCCACAAGCATTTCTTCGAGATCTTCCACGTAGTAATCCACGTCTACCATCGAAATGATATCTCTCGGCTCAGGGTTGAATCCGGTAGCAGGTGCCATGAGGTCCTTAGCCCAGAAGTACGTTCTTGAATACGCTCTTCCGGACCTAGCATCAGCGCCACTTCCTTGGTAGTAGAAGGCTTCCCTTCCTACACCGTCAGCGACGCGCCGCATAAGCAGGCTTGCAGTCGAGCGTTCAGCCGCACTTGCGCCATGTGTGTGATTAGGCATCACATCCGCAGGTTTGACTTCAGCTCGATGAAACTCAGACTTGAGCACCAAAGCGTCAGCTCTAGTACTCTCACTCGCTTCGCTCAACCACCTGTTTACTTCCATGTCAACATATTCGTTGGACATTTGGTACCACAAGTAGGAGCAGCCAGAGACAATGCCGCTAACAGCGACAATCTCCAGCCCAAGGAAAATCATTGAACAATTTACA